CCTTTATTTCAAACAATTCTAGCAGGTCTGCATCTGCATTTATGAATTTTGATATTTCATTTAATACAATCCTTGCTTGATCCTGCTTTGTCGCTGTGCAATAGATTTGTGCGTAATTGTAGTTATCGAAATTACTACATTTAATACCCAATATTGCATTTAAAACACTTTTGCCCTGCTGCCTCGCCACTTGCACATAACTATCAGTAAAACGGCGTTTCCCGGTTTCTTTATGAACCCAACCAAAAAGGGAACCTAAAATAAACTCTTGGAACCCGGCGCAGGTAAATGTCTGATCGCCCTCGCCCTCTGCTATGGTTAGTTTGTTGGCAAGTTCTATTATGTCCTCTGCTTTTTCCGGATCGAAAATATACGGAAAATCCGGATCGTTCTTTTCTGATCTTTTCAGATCGTTTAAATGACGTTTGAACGCAAGCCGCGCATCTTCTCCAAACTCTTTTTTGTTTTTTAGGTTTTTTTCTGCAAATCGTGATATTCGATCGTTTGTTTTTAAAATCCTACTCATATTACTGTGCGTGTTTCATAAACTTATTTGCAGGTTTTTCTTCTTTTTCTTTCGGTATCACTAATTTGCACCTGCTCGAAATCGTTAAACCTAACTCTTTCGCGTTCTCATTGCAGGCTTTCATAAGCCTATTTTGTATTTTAGAAAGATAGTTATATTGTGCGTATTGTTCCGAAAGCTGCACATCTGCCGGTACCATGCTTTTTTTATCCGGCGTAAATTTAATTTTCTGCAACTGCTTTGTAACTTTGATGTACTCACTTTCGGCTTTAATGTATCGTGCCAATACGTCGCAATCTAAGTTAGTCATAATTTTTAAATCAACTAACTGTTTTGCTAATTCATCGAACTTTTCCTTCTCTTTTTTTAACAAAAAATCGGGTGGTTTTACCTTATCTGCGGGGGCTGTGATCTCTGCGTTTTTTCTCTCTACATATTCCGCAATCGTCAAGTGTTTTCGCCCTTTTGCCGCTATTAGGTCAACTGGTTCTCTTGGTCTTGCCATTGTCCTGCAACCCCCTTTCTAAAAAATCTCATTTAGGGAGTTTTTGCGTGAATTTAGGGGGGCTGCGGTCTTGGTAGGAACGGCTCGAAACTTTTTCGCACCCCCTACCCCGCAAGCCTCTTTTTATACTCGCTTATGCACTCCCTTAATGTCTGTTGCATCTGTGCCTTCTTTATCTCGTCTTTGTATGCCTTGCTTATCATGCTGTGCGTTGCCTCTGATATGCTTATAAGGTTGTCTAAATCACAACGCTTTGAATAGTCCTCCATTAACTCAACAATATGATGCACTGTATCAGCCGGTACAACCCTGCCTTCTGTGATATATAAATATATATCTATGCCGGTATCTCTCGCCAACACTCTAGCGCGCGTTGCCTTCCATTCGCTGCTATTATAAAAAGCCTTTGCCGTTTGGTTTCTGCAATGTGCATCATATTCCTTGTGGCGTTCCCGGTTCTCTGCCGTCTTATTCACGGTATGCGCTTTGCAATACCGCACGCCCTGCGGTACTAACTTATTGCAGCCGTTTCTATTGCAATACTTTAACAATGCCATTCTTTCGCACCTCCGGGCATAAAAATAAAGCGGCTGTTTTCTGTTTAGAAAATGCCGCTTTTAAATCGTTGGTTTTTGAATTGTAAATATCTTAACATAGTTAAACGGACTTGTGAAGGGCGTTAAATCGGGCGTGTTGTCAAGTGCTTTATTTAGCCTGCTGCCGCCCGCCGCTTATACTGCATCGGATCCGAAAAGAAATATAGCCATATCACGCACAAGTGCGTTTTTATAATTCCTTACGGTCTTTTCGTTTAAGTTCTCATTATAGCCCTGCTGCCCGCCTAAAATATCCGCTATTTCCTCGAATGTATAAACCTCCTCTACCTGTTTGCCGTTCTCTACCGTTTTCTTTCGCTGTAAATAGCGCATTTCAATTACTTTATAACCTTTTTTGCCTTCAATCTTTTTTAAAGCCTTTTCTATGCGCTCTACGTCGTTTTTACTGCGGTTATATGATGCTATTCTGTCCTCTAATAGCTGATCTTCGTCCGGCTTGTCAACCTTGTTTTTCTGATATCTCACAATACTACCC